ATGAAACATTCCAAAATTTACTTTTTCCTGCATTGAATTGGTAACCTTGACAATACCTGATAAAATAAGCCATCCAAATATGTGCAACAGGGGATTCAATCAAATTCAATAAATTGAAATAATTAATTGGACGTGAAGTCATTGGAGTACCTGTAAGTAACCAAACGTATTTAATTTTTTTAACAAAATGGTTTATTAGTTTTGTTCGTTGAGCCTGAGCATTTTGAACATAATGAGCTTCATCTATAATTACAAGTTCAAAATTTGAATTTAAAATTTGTGAATTAGCTACGTCTTTCAAATCGTGAAAGTTTTTAAGAATGTCGTAATTCACAATTACAAAATCGTGGTCAGTTGAAAAACTTTTCCCTTCACCGATGAATACACTTTTATCGGTATAGTTAGATATTTCACGTTGCCAATTAATCTTGAGAGATGCGGGACAAATGATGAGTATTTTTTTCACACCTGTTTCTAAAGCGGCAATGATTGTTGAGGTAGTTTTACCTAATCCCATATCATCAGCTAAAATAAATCTTTTACTGCCCGCTAACTTTTCTATTGCAATCTTTTGATGTTCCAATGGAGGTCTATGAGAATACTTACTATAATCTATTTCAACCTTTTCTGTTGTATGAGTTTTAACCATAGCAACTTTAGGTAACCAAAAGTCGTGATTTTGTTCTCCAAAAAAATTACCCCATATATGATATGATTTTTCTTTCTCAACCAATAACTTTTCTACCCAAACTTTTTCAGGTATTGTTGTGAACAATTTTTCATCCGCAATTTTTTTAGCAAAATAGGGGTCCAACTCAACCCATTTTTTCCCTACTTTTGGGATGGTGTTTGTGAAAGAAATTATGTAATCTGATTGAGCCCGAGTTGGATAGAATTTTGGGTTTGTTTCTTTTTGAGTTTTAAGTTTCAAAATATAGTTATTTGCGCCCTCGTAACTCTCTAATTTCTTGAGAGCTTTTTGTTCAATCAAATTTGATGATTCTACCACAAATTATTTTTGTCAAGTATTGATAATTAAAAATAACTCTTTTTTTGATATTTATCAATATGACAAATAAAGTACCTATTACTCGTTTGGGAAAGTTTTTTTCTGACAGGGACTTTGATTTAGATACGTCTATGGGTTCAGAATGGTTGGGTGGGGATATGAACTTTACTCTGGTGTTATATAGAATCGATAGAAGGAAAACAAAAACAGATGATGTGTATGGAGAAACTTTGAAAGATGGTATCAAGTTTTTCCCACCTGTTGAATTCAAGGGTTATGTACAAATTTTGGCCCCTGAAAACAAATATTTGGGTAATTCCAAAGTTGACCAATTTGAACCAGGAAACTTGAAGGTCGCAGTTTACCAAAAACATTTAGATGAGTTAGGTATTGATATTAATTATGGGGATTATATCGGGTATTATGAGACGGAAGATAGAATACGATACTATACCGTAAATAACGATGGTCGTGTAGTTTCCGATAATAAACACAACTACGCAGGGACAAGACCTTTCTACAGGTCAATTATCGCTTCTCCTGTGGTTGATAACGAATTTAGAGGACTTTAAAAATGCCATTACCAAAAATAAAAAAACACTTACCTCTTACTCAATCTAAAATTTTATTAGAAAGGAGAAAAGAATTGTTGGAAAAAATAAATAAGGATGGTACGTATCTACCAAAAAGTTTATTACATGCTGACTTGGATAGGGGTTTTTTAGATTTTGTAAAAAATGATTTGAAAGTTATTGTTGATGGAAAAGTAGTTCCGACTCTTGATGTGTTGATAACAACTCAAAATTGGGCACAATTCACTGAAACTTGGAATTTTAAAAATTTAGATAACAATGCTGAACCCCCTTTTATTTTAATCGTGAGAAATCCTGAGGTAAAATATGGGACTAACCCCTCAACTTTATACACAATTCCAAACAGAAGACAATTCTTTTATGCTCAAGTTCCAACTTGGGATGGTAATAGAATGGGTATGGATGTGTATAAAATTCCTCAACCTGTACCTGTTGATATCACATTTTCAGTAAAAATAATTTGTAATAGGATGAGGGAACTTAATAGTTTAAATAAAGTAATAATCGAAAAGTTTTCCTCAAGACAATCTTATGCTCAAATTAAAGGTCATTATATTCCAATAGTTATGGGTAATATTTCAGATGAGTCTGTGTTAGATGTTGAAAAAAGGAAGTACTATGGTCAAAGTTATGAGTTCACAATGTTGGGTTTTTTAATAGATGAAAATGAGTTTGAAGTATCTCCAGCGGTTTCTCGAGTTTTAAAGGTATTTGAAGTTGATAGTAAAATACAAAAGAAACAATTTAAAAGGGATGATTTAAGTGGAGGGTTTCAGACAAACGTTCTATTTGTGGTGGGTAATAACACTATTTCTCAACTTTACGATTATACCGCAAATTTGAGTTTAGGAGAAACTCAAAATGTAACAAGTTTTGATGTTTATATAAATAATGAATATTATGGTAGTGATTTATCGGAAATACAAATTAACACAAATGACGTTCTTAAGTTAATTGTGACTAAGACCGATAATACTTTAGAATCAACAATTGTTTTTAACGATATTTTAGTTTAGTTTTCCCCGTAAATATCCGTTTTTGGTTTACACTTTTCAATAATTAATTTTTATAAAAATCGATACATTTTAATCCCATTTTTATCACAATACTTTTTGAGTATTTCGTGAACTTCTTTGGAAATCTTTAAATTCTTTATTTTGGAATCATCTGTCGACATAAGATAAAAAAGGCAGAAAAAAATCTCCCTAATTTATAAATAGTATCAATAAAGTCAAGTTTTTCACATTTCGTATAATATTTATAATAAAAAATAAAAACAACAAAAAAATTACTAATGGCATCGGCAAACAAAGTTTTCGTTTCACCTGGGGTTTATACTTCTGAGGTGGATTTGAGTTTCGTAGCACAGAGTGTGGGTGTTACGACTTTAGGTATCGTTGGTGAGACTTTAAAAGGTCCAGCTTTCGAACCAATTTTTATAACTTCTTTTGATGAGTTTACTACTTACTTTGGTGGTACCTCTCCAGAAAAATTTATAAACACACAAATCCCTAAGTATGAGGCGGCTTATATAGCAAAATCATATTTACAACAATCAAACCAATTATTTGTAACAAGAATATTAGGTCTATCAGGTTATGATGCGGGTCCTTCTTGGTCTATAACAACAAAGGCAAACGTAGATACAACAACCGTAGGTTTTTATTGTGAAAGTGCGATTACCGTAAGTTGTGTTACAACTTGTGTTGATTACTTAACTATACCATACTCAATTGACTTTTCAGGTTGTACTAATTCACAATCCACAATTTCTTATTTAGATAGTACACAGATTCCAAGTTACATCTCATCGAAATTAAATCTTCCATATGAATTATTCAATGGAAGTGTTTCCTCACTAGATGCCAATTTCAAACAACAAATTTTTGATGTTATGAATGAACCATCAACTGAGTTAACTTCGATATATTATTATGGTACAATTTTAGGAAGTGATTACAATACTCTATCCCCTGTATTTACCGCTTCAACTAATGTATTCGGTATTGACGATGTTAGTTCAACTAATGCTAATTATTCCGACCCAAATAATGACCCTTGGTATTACGCATTGTTCGATAATTTAGGTAGTGGTGTTTATAGTGGTTTTTCTTATTGGTCAACTATAACAGGTCTTACAATAACTCCACAAACAACAACAACTACTATAGCACCTTCAACAACTACTACAACAACAAATCCTTGTATTACTACGACTACTTCTACAACTACAACAACGACACAAGCCCCTGTTTATTGTTATAGTGGTAGTTTAGTAGGTACTATATACGTTTATTCGGGTACTGCTTACACAGATTATGATGATTTGGTAATTGCAACTTTACGTTCAAGAGGTATAACAAATTACTCGACTGATGACGGAGCAGTATATCAAGTATCAGGTTTGACTGATGTATCGATGAATTGTACAGGAACTTATTCAGGTGTTACAAAAAATCCTTTCTCAACTTTTGGATTGAACGTGACTGATAAAGATGGTACTTCTTTCTTTTTCGAAACTTCTTTCACAAGTTCAGATTCTAAATACATTAGTAAAGTGTTTGGTTCTTCTAACTTTTCGAAACCAAGAACAACCGTACCTTTATTTGTGGAGGAAAGATTCCAAACTTTATTAACTTATGGTTGGAGAAAAGGATATATTCGTGGGTTAAGTTGTACTTTGACCGCATTACCGAATGCAAGACAAGGTTCTGACCCTACATCTATCGCTTGGTATTTAGAAAAATATCAATCACCAACATCTCCTTGGGTTGTTTCTGAGTTACGTGGTAACAAAGTTTATAACTTATTCAAATTTATAACAATCGCCGATGGTGATGCCGCTAATACAGAAGTTAAAATTTCTATAGCAAACATTTCTTTTGGAAACCAAACATTTGATGTAATAGTTCGTGATTTCTTTGATTCTGACGCTTCTCCGTCTGTGATAGAGAAATTTACAAATTGTTCTATGAATCCAAATGAAAATAATTTCGTGGCTAAGAAGATTGGTACTTCTGATGGGGAGTATGCATTGAATTCTAAATATATAATGTTGGAACTCAATCTTGATGCACCTATCGACGCATTACCTTGTGGTTTCTTAGGTTATAATATGAGAGAATACGCTGGTGTTAGACCTCCATTCCCAATTTATAAAACTAAGTATGACTTCCCAGGTGAGGTTGTTTATAACCCTCCATTTGGTTTAGCATCCGGTGCGGATGACGCTATAAGAAGTAGTGGTGATAACGTTAGAAGAACATACTTAGGTATTTCCGACACAATAGGATATGATGTGGATTTCTACGGATATAAAGGTAAACAACTTCCACTTGATGTTTGTACAGACGTAAGTGGGGATGATTGGTTCTATAGAACAAGAGGATTCCATATGGATATAAACGCAAGTGCTATTACTATCCCAAGTGTATATACCACAAGTGGTACACCTGAATTTTATGTTGGTTCAGCAGAATTCACAAGTGACCCACAAGACGAAACAAATCCATATTATAGATTATTCGCTCGTAAATTCTCCCTATTATGTGCAGGAGGATTTGACGGATGGGACATATATCGTGAATACAGAACTAACGCTGACAGATTCGTGTTAGGAAGAACAGGTTACTTAAAAGGAGCTTGTCCTTCTATCAGATATCCGTCCGCTACAGGTTGGGGAGCTTTCAAACAGATTACCGTAGGTGATAATACTCAAGATTGGGCA